CTTGTTGTGCCAGCACCGCCTATATCTGTACCACGTTCTGTTGTTCCTGTGCCAGTTGTAGTAGTGGTCGTAGTTTTGCCACCGTCATCATTATTGTCGGTTGTTGTGGTAGTAACCTTCATTGCATTGTCATCGTCGCCGCCTGTCTGGGCCATTGCAGCAGCGCGTTTTTTACTTTCAGCAGTGCGGGCTTGGTAGTCTTTAATCGCAGCATCGCTATAGCCTTGAGACTTCAACTTGTCAGCTTGAGCTTTTCCACTTAATCCAAATGTGCTTAAACCCATCTTAACGTCAGTAGAGATGTTTTTAACAATTGTTGGAGCTTTACTATCCTTAGAGCTACTTTCTTTAGAAGCTGTGGTTTCTTTTCCGCACATAACAAAATCCTCTTTGTTTATTCAAAAGCACAGAATGAATATTTTTTCAACGCACAAAAGACCAAACGCTTGGCTTCTTCTGTGTCTTGTTCTTCCCAAAGACATTGAAGTTCCTTGATGCATTGACAACTCTGGCTGGCTTCTGATTGGTCATAAGTGCCCGACCCTCACCAGCACCAAGCATCATATACTGCAATGCATCGTGGATATGCGAATACATATTCTTATCAGGTTTATCAGCGTATCTCTCACCGCTAACTTCCATACGCTTGTATTGATAGCCGCCCTCGAATCCTTTGATCAACTGTTGGCACCTACGATCAATTAAGAAGGCTGGCTTACCATCTACCATCTTATTCAGTTGTGAGGAAACTGATTCAAGACGGAGGTCAACAGAGTTGGAGGGTGCAGGGAACGCCCTCAAGCCAGCCCCACGCAGAATATGAAAGGGAGTGGATTCATCAGTCTGCGCTCTAAAGTCACCAGCGGGATCACCATAGATATACACATCAGATACTTCTGAAAAACGTGTGGCAATCTCTTGGCGTAGAACTTCGGCAAATCGAACAATGCCCATGTCAAAGGCAACAATCTCAGACTGAATCAACCATCTGCCACGCACCTTCTGGCCTATAGTGGCAGCAGGGGTAAGCCCAAAGTCCAAGCCAATATAAAGAGGCTGAGAAGCAGCAACTGGTATTTCCTCCTTAGCAACATGCATATCTTGTGCAAACATCGGATAGATAGGCTTACCATCCTGAATGGCACCTAACTTGTTCATTACATAAACATCAATCCAACTCTTGGTCTTACCGCGTATAAGGTTAGGGTAATAGTTCTCAAGCATGTGCCGACGATTCTCAGCATCCTTATTTGGCTTGTAATCTTCAATCTCACCTTCTTCACTGCGAATCTCTATCATCCCAGAAGGTTGCGTAAAGAACTGCCAGTTATCAGGCTTCACCAGCATCTTAGCTTGTTCTCGCGGAATGTGGTCTGGAATTGGCACCTCGCCAGACATAATAGGCCACCAATGATCTTCTTCTGGCGCGTTGGTATCTGCAATAACGCCAGTCCAGCTTGGCCCACCGTCACGCATAGAAGGGTAACGACCAACACGCATGGTACACGCATCAATGATAGACTTCGGTATCTCCCTTGCCTCATTGATCCAGATGCCAGTCAGTTCAAGAGAGAGGAGTTTCTTGACATCTTCGGGACGATCAAGGGCAAGGAAGATTACTTCAAGTTCGACTTCGCCGCGCTTGATATTGTGGGTGTATGGGACTGACCATGTGAACTTTCCCCATTCGTTTTCTGGGAACCAGTCAAGCCATGTCTTAATAGTTGTAGTTCGTAGCTGTGGGTTTGTGTTCCGTATAATAGCCCATCGAGACTTTCGTAATCCGTCTGGCCCTTTCTTTTGTTGAAGTGCCCTTCGAAAAACCTCAACACAACATCCAACACTTTTACCACTCCCTACTGGCCCTCGAATCCCACGAAAGAAAGTATCGTCCTTCATAAAGGACTTTAGCACTTCACCGTCAGGCTTGTACTTAAAATCAACCACTATCGCAGTCCTCTATCTACCCCTGTCTTAATCATACACTCTGCAACGTCAGGGCCAACATTGTCTATCACCTGATCAAGCATGTAGTTTGTCACAAACATCTTCCCATGCTTTTCATCAAAGTGCTTAAAGTGAATCTCTTTAACAATGCCACGAAGCATCCGAAGTTCTTCTGGCTTCAGTGTATTTACAAAGCTCATTTCTTTTTTGTGGCTCTCTTTTTAGGCTTAGAATAAGCCTCATTAACATCAGGAGTGGAAGGGTCGTCTGCCTTCAATCGTCCCTTGGAGCTGCGAGAACGTGTTGGTTCTGGCCCTTCCACCAAGCGGCGCGAGTCAGGGGTTCTCGTTTTGCCGCTATATGTTGTTCCAGCAAGCTCATGTGTCTCGCCAGTATAGAGTTCACCAGTTGTTAAATACCAAGCCATATCAAGTCCTATACTTCTTTACTTTCCGAGCAATCGCTTTCGGTTGAGCCACAAACTGCTTACCCTTTGCCTTGCCCTCTCGTTTAGCTCTGGTTGTAGCTGCATATTCAGAATCACTAAGAGCAGCAATAGCCTTGCTAGGAAGGTAACGCTCACCAGTCTCACTAGACTTCTTGCCAGACTTGGTGCGCCATTTCTGCTTTCCCCAATTGAGGAGTGACTTCTGAGGAGCCTTCATTTGTAACCACCACCACGCTTCTTATATTCCTTGGCAAGCAGCTGCGCCTTTCTGGCACTCCATTGTCCAGCAGCAGTGCCATGCGTGGCTCGCGCCTTAATGGCATTGAAAAGAGATTTGCGCATCTTGGGTTTTGTATAGTTACCCGCTGCATTAACTGCCATTACGGAAACCTATTCTCTGTGTCAGGCATATCAGAAAGCTGAGTGCCAAGTTTGCTGAGAAGGCTGCGGAGTTTTCTAGCGCGATCATCCTTCTCTTTGCTCAGCCCACCCTTCGGTACATTGTTCATAATCTTCTCTAGCTCTGCTTCGGCAGCATCGTATTGGCTGAGAAGAGATTGGCGTTTCTTATTTCCCTTAGCCATTTTTCTTCGCCTTTGCTATCTTACGCTTCAATGCATCAGGCAGTGTCTTCTGCTTCTTTGTTAGAAGTGACTTACCTTTCGGTGGACGACCAACCTTCGATCCATACGTTCCTTTACCCATAGGCATTACTTGTCTCCTCCTAATGCACCAAATACAACCGCACCACCCTCAAGCACTTTGGCACCCTTGTATTGTTCAGCTTCCTTAATCAAAGACTGCAAACGCTTCTGCTTTGCCACCAATGACGCTTTAGACTCTTTACCCTGCAATGCGCGAACACCACGGCGTAATGCAGTTACAACATTCTTAAATGGCTCACCGCTGCTTCGATCACCTATCTTAGCATACTCATAGTCAGGTATAGTTGATAACTCTTTGTTAACTTTCTTTAGCAAAGAAGTGGCACGACTAGCCGATCCTTTAGGCATTTCTACTATCCTTGTTCTTATTTCTCTTACTAATAGCCCTAGCCTTGGCACGTGCGTCAGCCTTACTACTGGCACCCCACGCTCTTAGGCTGAGAAGAAGACGAGTAGGTTTACCACTGGCATCCCGCTCTGGGCCACGCATCCCAGCCATCCTTGCCAAGAAACTGGCACGACGAGGATTGTCACCACTCTTTACAGGAGGCTTTAGGTTTGAACCCTGCGCTCTCGCGCTTGCTCTACCCCTTGCATTTAGGCCACCTTCTGGATTCTGACCTTCTTTTCTCTGCCAAGCTGGTGTCTTCATAGCTAAACTCCTATGCGTACCTTTCTAAGGAAAAATATTTTTTGAAGCAACGCACAAAACCTCTAATGGAAAAAATGCTAGGGAAGGACTACTGACACTGTCCTAATGGCAAGTTTTTGACCCCCTACCTACTATGACAGGTCAATGGATACTCTAATATCCCCTGCTACCTGTACCTGCGAGCGATCTATCGGTTTGAATCCAGCACGATCAAGTATATCCTTGGATGCTTCTAGCTGAACGTACTCACTCTTGGCACCTGAAGCGAGCTTCAAGACCTTTGCAGCGGCTACTGTAGCATTCATACCTAACTGCTCTGACACTCGTTGCATCATATACTGTTGCACATGTGGTTGCCGTAAGGCCTTGGAAGCACTCACTCTTCCAGACTCGCCCTCTGCATAACCCGCTTCTCTAGCAGCTTGAGTGACACTACAACCTAATGCTACGAGTGTATCCACCAAGCGAGTCTGTTTGTCAGTCAATTTCTTATTCACAAGGTCAGTCATTGTATCCTCTCTATCGCCCCCCCTTCCCTCTTCCCCCCCAGATAAGCCGATTGACTGACAAGTTGTCAAGATGTGACGTGGCGTCACTTCTTGTCAACAAGAGTGATTGCTGGTGTTGCACCCCTTGACATATTGTCGAATCAGTCCGAGGGGATACGCACGTGCAGCTGCGCGTTTGCGTTCCCCTCAACTTATTCGCCAAGTCACAGTGGCACTGAAGTGCCTAGTTCCAGTGGCACACTGGAGTCCACCACCAAGCAGAGGCACATGCCCATCGAGGGCATGCGACTCTGGCAGACGGACGACGCTCCCGCTTTTGTCGTCCTAAATCCACACGCGGGTGCGGATTTACTGCGGTCAGCTATCGCGTGAGGTTATCCGTATCGAGGGATAGATATGGGCCGTGGCGGGACACGCCACTAAACCGCAAGCGGTTTACCCATATCATCTGTGTCAATACCTTCAGAAACAACTCGGTCAATGCGCAAGCGTTATTGTGTCACGCACAGCGTGACGCTCTTTAGTTTATTCGCGCAGTGAGTCTCATTGTTTCCTCACCTACGGCTGAAACACTTCGTGATGGAACATCACCAAGTGTGTCAGGGTTTGACTTCGACCCTCGAAAGGATGTTCGGGAACCGTTCAAAATATCAGAAAGGAATGAACAATGTTAACAATGGTAGAAAAGATGGCGTTGATTGAGGAACTGATCGCAGAGCTAGAAGGTCATGTGCAACACATGTGTAGCGAGGACGAGTCAGGGCTTGAACAAATGTTCGAGCGTTGGCTCGTGGAGCTAGCCGAGGTGTCAGTATCAATGTCACGAGAGAGACTAGAGTCATATCTACATGTCCAAAGAATGAACGAATGTGAATTATTTGAAGACATGAAAAGATATGGAACCGCTGCCAACTGATCGACCAGAAGCAAGGCAACCTCGGCAGAGCCGAGGCGCAAGCGGCCTTGCGTCTGCTCGATGCAGTCGGACGGTCGCGAAGGTGTCGAAAGACATAATGAAACTTATCAACAATGGAGAACACAATGGATAAGAAACAAGCGAAACTAATCAACTCAACACTTCAGTCTGCTTACACAGGTGAGGACAACGTAGCACTAAGCGCAGCGATAGCTCGCTTGTGTGCGGAGATGTACGATCCGCGCATGAAGCTAAACCAAGACACTGGTGCATATGAGGAAGTCAACAGCCACCAGTGGGAACAGCTCTTCTTCATGCAACACATTGCGAACCACTTGTGGGCAGCAATGTATGACACGCGTACCAACACAAAAGGGTACGTCAAGGGCGTCAAGCACAAGCTGGACAAAGCGATGGTCAACTTGAAACAGGCCAGTGCGCAGTACGATGGTACCGAGATCGCCCTTGAGGCCCTTGATCGAGCGGAGATGTGGGTGCAGCAACTCGAAGAGAAGCTTGCGATGTTCGAGGAGATGTACCACATGTTTGCCGACTTTATGGAGGTTGCATGCGGTAGCACCCACAAACCATGGGAACCATGGACGACAGCAGTCGAGGTCAAGCCAGAAGCAAGCTCTGACAAAGAGGCAGAGATTGCGGCACGGCTTGCCGAGCGTGGCCTTGATATGGCAGTGGGTAATGCTGCCAACACCAATGGCGTTGATAGCGCGAAGACAGCATAAACCGAGGGGGGCAAGTCCCCCCTTTTTTCTTGTTGCATAGGTTGGGTTCACCGCAACCGTGCAGATATATGCGCAGCGGCCAACGTATGTACGCTGTGAAAAACGAATCCAAAAAGGAGAACATTATGGATACTCGTGACAACACCTTAGTTACCACTTTGCGTGGCATCATTAAGCAAGAGATTGAACTGGCACTCTATGTTCGAGACAAAGAACCCAACGCAGAGCCGTTCACTGATGCTCAAATTGAAAAGATCGACGATCTTATTGGTGAATACATCAGAGATAATGTTTCAGTAAACATCGAGTGCTAAACCAAAGTGACGTAACGTCACAAATACAAATGACGCTACGTCACACAACTATTAGCTATTAAACTGCTGCATACTTGCAGTGTAACAACCACGGAGAACAGCAATGAAAAGAAATAACATTAGCATAAGAAGTAATGGTTACAACGTATCCATTGCCCAGCATTATGACGGTGATCATCTGGTGTGCCAAGAGATTGGTGTACCATTACACGGTGGTGAATGGATCATTGAACCATTCCACGGTGATCTTTCTGGGTTAATTGACGCACTAACCAAAGTAGAAAAGCAATTAGAGGAGAACAGCAATGCTTGATTCAGCAAACATAAACGATTGGAACTTTCCAATTGAAACGCAGCCTGTCTTTGACATGCATGGCAATGAGATTGATGGGCAACAATGCATCATGCGCACTGACACTAACAAAGTATTAGGCGTACACGGCTCTCGCTACAAAGCAGTAAGCCATGATGATGTTGTCAATTCAATCTTGGATGGCGTGTCACAAGCAGACTTATCAAGTGACTACACTGTTGATGTTGAAGTCTTAGAAGATGGACGCAAACTACGCGGTCATATTCTATTCAATGATCTTACAGTTGAACCCGCAGTCGGTGACTACACCAAGTTCAAAGTAGACTTCTTCAACAGCTACGATGCATCGTGGTCATTCTCACAAGCAGCCAGTGGTCTACGCCTCTGGTGTTTGAATGGATGCACCACGCCTGATGCAGTAGCCAAGACGCGTTACAAACATACTGCGTCTATCAACGTAGAAGGTAGTGCCAATAAAATGATTAATGGTTTGCAACACTTCATGTCACGCAAGGAAGTGTGGCAGTCATGGATGCGCACACCAGTGACAGACGCACAGATAGAGAACTTCTTTAAGAAGACTGTAGCCAAAGCGTTCACGCGCCAAGTGACAGTATCTAAGACTAACGAGAAGCAGCTTGAGAACTTGCTATCTATCTGGAGCAACGAAGCGGCTGCGCTAGGCCACAACAAATGGGCTGCGTACAACACACTAACCTACTGGGCAACGCACACTGGTGAACTGCGTTCACCGCATACTGCGCGTTACAATCGTGAAGCAGCCATTGCATCTGCAATGCGCAACAAAGAATGGGAGTTTGCTTAATGCTTAATCTATCAACCGAACAGGTGGATGCACTCAGCGACAAGCTGGGTGTAGACCTATCACCACATGCACACATGGCTATTGCAGACGCAATCAAGTCAATCAATCCTGACTTCAATGCAGACAAGTTCTTGTCTCGTTGTATGAAATCATGGGAGGACAATCACCTTGCCCCACTTAACGACGAAATACCCTACTAAGTATTGCAAAGTTTGTGATCGAAGAGTCTTGGGCAGAGCAGATAGAATCTATTGCTCAAAGCAATGCCGCAATAAAGCTTACAGAGAAAGGGTAAAAAATGAATCCAAAGATTGAAACCGTTGCTTGCCCAGAATGCCTGGGCGATGGCAAGCTAACATATGAACGCCCAGAAAAGCGTTTAAGCTATGACTTGCCTCAAAGCCTTGAGGAATACAGAGATACTTGCTGGAATTGCAAGGGCTATGGCGAAGTAGAAGTTGACTACGATCCATACTAGTTGCATACATGCAGTATGAAACCATACTTTTCACAACTGCAAGTATTAGCTCATGAGCTAGACGTACCTTTGCTTGATGCATTTGCTCGAGCAGAGGTGCCAACTTC